TTTCATAGAATGCTGTTTAATTTTCTAAGTAAACACCGTTCTATTGATGGGACTTTTAATCAATTGAGGCCTATACAAAGAATACCTAAGGGTTATCCCTTGTATTCTATGGACCTATCAGCCGCAACAGATAGATTACCTATCATGATTCAAACTCCGTTAATTCGACAAGTATTTAACTTATCAATTGACGAAGCGAGAGCATGGCAAGGTCTTCTAATAGAGCGATCCTATGAAGTTAACCACAAGGACTTAAAAGATGTCAAATCTGTTAAGTATTCTGTTGGTCAACCCATGGGAGCGCTTTCTAGTTGGGCTATGCTGGCATTTACTCATCACCTGATCGTGCAATTTGCGGCAGTTCCTTTAACACACGGTAAGTCCTTATTTAAAGACTACTGCGTATTAGGAGATGATTTAGTTATCTATAACCACATAGTGGCTAAAAGATACCATAAGATCATCTCTGAAATGGGGGTTGAATGTAATTTAGCAAAATCAATCATGTCTCCAACCGGAGATGGATTAGAGTTTGCGAAAAGAACATTCTATAGAGGTGAAAATGTTTCACCCGCCCCGTTAAAGGAGTTAGCCTCAGCGTTACAGTCAATACCCGGAATGTTAGAGTATATTAATAAATATAAACTAACACTTCCTATGGCTGTGACAGCTGCAGGATTTGGTTACCGAGTTAAAGGTTCTTTAAACAAACCTGTCCATAAGCTAAATATCAAAATTAGATATTTAGCATTGGGTGTTTGGTTAAACCAAAAGTCAGTAGATATTTTATCTACTTTTCATCACTTGAGAAGATATTTAAGTTCTGAACAGTTTAGTTCTAACTTTTATAAATTCTTTTGTGATTACTTAAACAAGCTGATTGGTAGATGCTTTATGAGCATCAACCAAATTCGAACTATTAGGCCAGATCTAATTCCTTCCGATATCCATAAAAAAGGATATGGAGGAGCTAGTCTACCTAAAGTTTTCAGACCTTGGTTAAGGACTTTGGCTCATAAATTTGGATTTAACTTGATTATAAAATTCTCTAGTAATATGGAGAAGTGTATATCAATGTTACAATCCATCCAAACATTAACTCTGAAATCCTCACTAAGTCCTAACGACTTATCAAAGATTTCTGGATTACTTATGCTAATTTTAGAGTTAGAACAACGTAGTTCTAAAATTTCAATTAGTGATAATTTTTCCAGAAAGGAGGATGGTAATCAAAACAGGAGACCTGGTTTCCCTAAATTATTTAGGTTACACCAAGCCTACTGTACCGCGCTACTAGGGTTAAGACAAAGTTCAATTATGAACGATGATAAACTCAAGTAGCTGATCCTGTCAGTCCAATGATGCAATGCATTGCATTGGATGAGTAGATCTTAACGGTCTGCTCATGAATAGACTGACTCGAGACGAGATC